CGCTAATGAGAGTGGTGGAGAATTCTCATCTCCACCTCGCCAGAATCCCGAAGGTGTCAAACCATTTTGCTATTCTTGTTTCAAGAGGCATGAACATGCCAATAAACTTTGGTGTGCCGATTACTTGAAAAAGACACGTGGCGCTGTAAAGGATTTTTTCAGTCAGGCCCCCCTCAGGATGGCGGGTACAGTCGCGGGGGAAACAGCTAGCATCTACAATAAGGTTTCCTACTATGCCGATCATATTTGTGATCGGAGAGCATTGAGTCCGGAAGATAAGGAGTTTCTTGTGAAGCTTGACTTTTATATGGATATCTTAGATGTCTTTTCTGCTCTTCTCACATGCGATGCGCGAACTGCCTCCGTTGTGGCTAGAAATTTTGTTCGATTACATATCGATACAAAAGATTACAAATACTCTGCTGCTTTGAGTATTATAGTCTCGTGTGGGCTAGGTATCGCGCAGTTATTTAACAGTGAAGAGAAGGAATTTGCCAAGCTATGCAAACAGCTGCAGAGACACAACGTTAAGTACAAGAAGGATTACAAGATTCAAGGAGAAGCCGACGACTCGAATGTTGTTACGCAGGGATATATTGATGACGCTAGGAATTTCCTTAAATATGCTGTCAATAGCGAACTGCTTCAGGCCATGTACAAGTTGATGGCGACACTTATGAGCGTGAAAGTTTTTAAAGATGTCGTCCCCAAAGAATTCTTCAAGTACGTTAAGGTTCCTGATAGAGTTACTAATCCACTGGAGGTTCTAGACTTCGCCCTCGGATCTTTATCCGTGATTGAAAGATATTTTCGATCTTGGATGAAAGGTGTACCTTTGAAAGATCTTGTGTTCGCCTCCGACCCCCTGATGGAATTAGAGTCGAAGATTCGTCTGCTGTATGTTCAGCAAGATTATCTTTACAGTGGACTCCCAAAGGAAGGATTTCGTGACATTAAGGACTATGCAGCGGAGTTGCGTGCCGTTGTAAAGTCAATTCCCCTATTTGTTAAGAATATCTCGCCATGGAGGAAGAGCACAGTCGATCTCAAGATTGAACTGGTCAAGCTCACTGGCTTGCTCTCGAATATTGAGGCCCGAATTGCGGGTGAATGTAGGATGACTCCTTTTGCGATCGTCTTCTGTTCTCCACCCGGAACTGGGAAAAGTAGTGTGCTGCGTGTATCGGCCGCTATCTTTTCCGAGGTTAGAGGACGAGAGTTCGACGAAAGTCAGATCTACCCGCGTAGTCGGACAAGTAAGTATTGGGAGGGTTATGATCCCATGACCAACCCGTACCTTTTTTATTCGGAGATGGGTACCATGCATGAGAGTATGGCGAAGAGCATTGTCGATGATCGTCTGATAGAGATGACGTCAGTCATCGACAATCTGACCTTCTATCCGGACATGGCGTTTGAAGGGAAGGGAAGGACGAAACTCTATTGTGAACTTGTTTTAGTGGACACAAATAGGGCTGATATGAATCTCCCTCACCAGGTGAATAATCCCGCTGCTTTCAAGAGGAGATGGATCACAGTTGAGGCTATTGTAAAACCTCAATATCGTGAGAATGGACGATCTTGCTTGGATCCAGAGAAAACCAAAGACGTTGCCCGTCCTATGGATTTGTGGTATTTCAGAGTCACAGCTCATCGCCCTATCGATGCTAAAAGGTCAGAGGATGTTATTCTTCTGGATGGGAGGGACGAAGGTTCCAACATCGATAAGTACTGTGATCTTCTTAGAGATCTTTATACCAAGCATTTGCAGAAGGAGACACGTATGGATGCAGTGAGGCATAAGATTGTCTCTACTATGTACGGTAATCCCATTGTCGCTCACGGGGACAGCGAATTTACAATTTCGGTTAAGAAACGCCTGGCCGATTTCAAGGATAAGACTCTTTATTTTTTGAAATCCGCGAAGGAACTCGCCGATTCTGTACTATCGTGCGTTGTTACTCTACTGCTAGTTATAGCTGGAATTACTGATTCACATCCCAGTATTCTTTTTTCTGTCGCAATTTACGCGTACTTCTCTGGGTACTGCACGGTAGTGCTAAACACGCTGGGACTGTCCACTTTATGGTGGCTGGTTAAGGCGTGCGATTTTCTCCTTTTATATTTGTGCTATCTGTATTTTACAGGTCGTACATTTGGAACCAACTTGTCCCACTCAATCCACCAAATGAGATCGTGTTATATCAGTTTCAAGGGGATGCGCTCGGTCGCTATGATCGACGGAGACATGGGCAGAACCGGGAATTCGTACTTGGTATGGTTCCTCGCTGCCACTACTTTGTTTAGTTCAGGAGCATTACTTAAAGATTTCTTCACGCCCAAGGACGAGCTTCCCTCCGCGAAGGTCTTTGTTATGAAGCCCTCAAAGAGAAATAAGGAAGTTTCTGTTCAGTCGCAAGGGGATGTCAAAGTTGAGATCTTTGCTGATGGCAAGCTTGATTCCCCCGCCAATACCAAGATAGAAGAAGTTGAAGAAAAGATTAGTGCAGGTTTGCACTTGTCTCGAACAAAGAATGCTTTAACGGATTCATATAACATTTGGGATCGCAGACACGTTTTGTCGACTTCTACTCAAGATTTGGACGATTTCGCTAAGCGAGCGATGAAAAACGTAGTTTACTTCTCGACTCATACTCATGTTATCAACCGTGCGTATGCACTAGGTATTAAGGGACAATACATGATTACCAACAAGCATCTTTTTAGTGGTAAGGCGGAAGGTTCTATACGAGTTTATGCCTCCTTCGAGCGAAATGATACGAAGTATCAGGAATTCCGCTTTGCTAAAGGGGACGTAGTTGATGTATCGAACGATGTTGTCATGTTACGTATACCGTGCAGGAAGTTTTTGGACTTAACAAACTCATTAAATGATGGTTTGGACACCGACTTTGCCAATGGATTTGTCGCACTCACACCCACAAGGTTTACTACTACTCGCGTCAAGCTTCTCGATAAGAACGTTGGCGAAGTTATTTTGGATGACGCAGTCATGTATGAGTGGGATAAGAACAAGGGGGGAAATTGTGGACTCCCACTTACGTGCAAGATAGGTGGAGGTGATTACTTGATTGGCATCCATGGCGCGGCCGCGGAGCCAACGCAGTACTCGTTTGGACCTAAGTTCTCGCGAGAACAGGTTTTGAGGGCCATTTCCGAACTAAATCTTCGCTGGGCTTCCATCTTGCCTGTAGCTTCTCATGCCGAGACGAGTATTCAATTGGAAGCCCCTCTCATCAAGTCACCATTACATTATTTGGAATTGAGAGCGATAGAGTACTATGGGAAATTGAAGGGACCCGTGCTCATGAACAAGAGTTCGGAGCTCGTCGCTAGTCCTATAACTAAGCAAGTTGATACCTTATTTGGCAAGTATTTCCCGAAAACAGTTTTCTCGCTTTATCTTCCTCCGGTCATGAAACCTACCTCATTGCGTGGGGTTTATGTTAATCCTTATAATGTTTTCCTTGAAAAGGTTGCGATTAATAAGAAGAGTTTTCCCCTAGCGAGATTCCAGCCGATCATCGACGAGTTGGTGGATAGGTTTGTGAGTGTTATTCCGCCTGAACAACATGGAAAATGGGCTCCGTTAACCGCTAATCAGGCGTTGAATGGGATCCCAGAAGACATGTACGTCAGAAAGATTGACTTGAGTACAGCTGCCGGATTTGGTTATCCAGGCAACAAGCGACCATATGTAGATGGAGATCAACCGCAAGCTCGCTTGTCCAATAAAATGCAGAGAGACGTTAACATCTTGCTGCATGCATTGTCCAATGATGATTATGTTCCCACTATTTTTGAGTGCCAATTGAAGGACGAGCCGCGACTCGCGGAAAAGGTTTTGAAGGGGAAGACCCGT